CTATACCCTCATTATTTGATGCTGCTTCCTCTTGTCCTGTCTCTTCATTATCTTCTACTGTACTACCAGTACCACCAACACCACTACCTTCACCACCATGTACTTTCTCATCATAGGTAGGTGCAGATAATTGATCGAAACCTGTTTGTGTACCACCTAGTGAACCATAACCTGACTGTGGGTTCTCATCTCCAAGTGCACCTATAACTATGGGTACTTGTGCATTGCCACCATCCATAAAGAAACCAATTACCCAACTGTTGATCTGTAATTGATGAAGTGAACCAATACCTGATCTCTGTGGATGAGTTACGGGCATCATAACTAACGCCCATGGTAGTTCTTCGGTAGGTAGTTCTGCCTTACTTGGGCTATGATAGCCCATGATTCTAACCTTGACCTTGTTTGTCCAGTCCCAGTCAAAGTTTGTTTTACCTGCTAGTAATGCTAGTAATGGATTGACTCTGGTTGCAACGTTGACTGCACTGCCAGCAACATTCTTAGCAAGGTCAGATAAGAAATGACCACTACCATCGTTCTCAACCTGTCCGACGAACCAGTTGAAACCATCCTTACCAATAAAATCTGCGGTAGGTTCGCTCATGTTCCTCCCTCCAATGCATCAGGATTCATAGCAGGTGGTGCACCAGGACTGTCAGTAAATAATACAAGTTTAGTACTCATCTGATCGTTTGATGATAGGAATTGTTTTTCGACTCTACCAATAACATAGTTACCACTATTCTCATAGTCTGTTTCTCTGTCCTTACCTTTGAATGCAATCAGTTCTACTACGTCACCGACTGTCAGTTCATTGGTTCCAATATATTCTACTTCTACTGATTTTGCGTAAAATAATTTTTCTCTAAGTGATGCTTGCGATAACTGCCTTGTCATTCCCTTAGTCATCGTACCTTCTGTGAAGAGTGCGGTATCCATAATCTTAGACATAATACGTGTGTGTGCGTTGTCTCTATCAAATTTCTTGTAGAAATCTGGTGCAGCGAAACTAGCGTTCATTAGGGGTACATCCTGATAATATTTAGATATGTTAAAAGGATGCTCTACGTAATGCATATCTTTGACATCTAGAGTCATGACCATACTATTGAATGATCCTACGTTAAGACCTTTCAATACATCAAAACTAGATGTTACTTGCATCCTGTTCACTGGTATGATGTCCTTATCTTCTTCTGGATCTTCATTATCCTCTGGTTCATGTCCTATAACAATCTTCTTGATGGGAACCTCACGGGTGAATGAATCAAATGACAAGAAGTTATAACCTCTCTTATTCTGGAAGAAACAATAACCTGCTGACGCAGCAGCACCACCTTTCTTTTTCTCTGGTATAGACTTGGCACACAACCATTTAATCATGGTGAATGGACTCCAGTACGGTGAAATATATGAAAATTTATTTTGTGTTTTCTCTACTCTAATCTCGTATGTTGTGTGCAGTATATCTTGTAAGATTTCTTTCTTTACGATGTCATGAATCTTACGACCACCACCTTTACCAAATCTCCTTGATAATTTAGTAGCAGCATTGTTGACCAAATCATATGTACATATTAATAAGGTCGCTTTTGCTTTACCATCTTTACTGGTTCTATCTTGTATATCATATACGACACCATTGATCTGATAAAAATTAGTGCTAGGTTCTTCTGTGTCTTCCCATCCAATAAACACTGGTTCCATACCTTGTAGTGATGATATAATTCCAGTTTCACTGTCCGTTACCTGTGCTTCTAATCTAATAGATGCACTACGAATGTCTTCCACATATCGTAGATACAATACATGGTTCATTGTGAGTGGTACGGGTTCGCCAGATCTATTCGATGAAATAACGAAGTGCCTTAGGACGAAGTTTGATTTGGTTTGTGCTTGCATCAGAATTGACTCGTTACTGTGTATTCATCGAAGTATGGACTATATTTGATTTTAGGTATAGCTTCATCGCTACCCTGATCCATACTACCACCGCCAGGTGCATTTGGTGATCCTGACATAGGCATCTGTGGTTGCTCTGCTATCTGATTACGAGCATTGTCAAGTATCTCTTGTTGTCTTGCATCGCTTTCTGATAAAACATTCTCAGTTAATTCATTTAGGTTAGTTTGATCACCACCTCTAATTCTATTAACAATACTACCTATACCACCAGCTGCCATACCTAGAGGTGTATACTTAAATGCTTTCTTGGCAAAGTTACCAATACCACCTAAGAAACCTTGAACCTTAGGATTTTCTGTGATGTTCTTCAACTTATCTTTAGCAGCACCAAACATCTTCATACCCATACCCATAGGTGTCATATCAAATGCTTTCTTAGCACCACTCTTCAGTCTTCCCCAAAATCCTTTCTTCTCTTCACCATCACCAATATAACCTGGCATATAACCTGGTGCACTATAAAAATCTGGTACTAATGGATCACCCGTAGCAACTGATGGAGCAATAGCACCGCCAGCTTTTGCATTTGCTTGGTTCTCTTGTGCCTTACCCATCATCCATGTAAGACCTAACTCTAATAGACCCTTACCTTTGTTTGCTTCGTATGCTGCACCTGGTTTATTTGCTTCCTCATGTTCTGCACGTGCCTTAGCAATCTCCTCTGCCTGATCTCTTGGGAACGGATCATCGTCACCTTGTTCATCTTCCGTTGGTTCAGGTGTAGGAAGTTTGAATGCTGACTGCATTATGGATAGATTTTTCTTGATTATAGTAGTACCATCACCCTTTGATGGAGTCTTAGACATCGTATCCATCAAACTTGCAGCAGCTGCCTTAGATGGCAACATCATTGCTGTTTCAAATGCTTTCTTAAATTTCTTATCTACTTCAAAGTCTTCAACTATAGCATTTGCTGACTTTTCTATTGGTACGAGGGCACCACTATCTTCCAATGATTGATATGATTCACCATCTGGTGATGCTTCTGTACCTAAACTCTCTGCACTAATGTCAATGATAGGATTAATACCAACAGCACCACCATCTTTAAATGGTACTTCACCCTCATCATCCCCTGTCTTGATGTTTAACGGGGGCATCATTTCGTTAACGGGACTAAGATCCACGTTACGATTCATTGCTTTTACATTATATCCACCTACCTCATCTAATGACTGTAATCTTTCTGATAGTAAGAAGTCCTCACGCATTTCTTTACGCATGAGCATCTTAAGAAGTATCTCACGGTTATCAAGTAACTCAGCTAAACCATCAAACTTAGCGTTTACATTCCTAAAGGTCGTTAGCAGTTTATCTCTATACATATGCCACCTCTAGTCTTGTAGCCTTGTTGAACTGATCAACCACAATATGACGTAGCACATCTGGATCTAGTTTCTCAACTCGTGGAGGGGGCATCATCACCTTTGTCACGCCAGGTATCACAACAGGTACACCAACAGCACCTATCTTAGTGCCATTTTTAGTTGTTGTAGTGACTGGTGTTTCATTCACTGAAGTTGTGCTTGCATCTTGTTCTGGAGGATTGATGTCAGGTAGTTCTGTATTTTCTGGATCACCGACTGAACCACCACCAAATTTTTTCTTGAGCATGTCACCCACGACATTCATTACTTGTCCACCTATGTTCGATGCACCACCTCTATTCTCTGGTTTCCATGCACTGTTCTCATGTGATAGATATTTTCCTCTGTCCTCATTGTTTTTAAAATCAAAGTGTACTGGATCTGATTTACCTTCCCATTGGAATCCAAACTTATTACCGTTCTCTCTCATCCATGAGTTAGCTTCTGAACCTGCATCTATATCAACCGCCCATCCCTGTTGATGTGGTGATGCACCCAGTGGTGCAGCGTTGATAACACTAGGATCATCTTCGTTGTCTATAAGTGACTGTTGTTCTGCACTATCTCTATATGCACTTGTGACTGAACCAGGTAAGTCGACTCCATCAGCCGCGGCCGCTCGTACTGCCTTTATCCATGCTGACTCTGTAGGAGGATTTAACATGATAGGTTGTCCAAAAATATCTCTACCCGTAGACATCGGTGCAGGTATAGGTCTTCTCTTACCTTCTCCTTGATCTGATTTCTTGAATACACCACTGACTGCATCTAGACCAGACTTACCTAGATTCATCAAACCTCTAACAGGTCTTTCAAATGCTTGTCTGACTGCAGGTGTCGGACCTGATCCTGGTCCTCCCTTCTCTGCAGGTCGGAATGGATTGAATGCTTGGTCTGGTCTACCTAATAAAGGAGGTTTCTCACCAGCAGCAAAACTCTCGTCTGACTGACCTCTCTGAGCCATATCATCTTCAAGGAGTTCAGCCCATGATGCATTATCTTCGTCAAGTACACGTTCGTTTCTACCTTTATTCCACCACTTTATCGGTGCTCGTAGTCCAAACTTCCCACCTTTAACCTTGAGTGCACCTAACCCAAACGCAACCTTTAACTTATTAAGCTCTCCTAATAACTTTCCTTTTGATGGGTTGTTTGGCTGCGATCCCAAGAATCCAGCTGTTGCTTCCAACAATGCTCTTGATCCTTGCTTGTATACATCCCGAATAGCGTCACCTAGTTTATGCATAGGAACGACTATTTCTGGACCTGCTTCACCTATGAGTGCTTTAGTTGGTTTAGTAACTAGTCCACCTTTCCCTAAAAGAACAGGTGCTGCTGTCCTTATAAAAGGTATAATTTTATTAGCCCCTTGTATTATAATAGGTAAAGCTGCTGCATCGGCAGGACCAGGTTGAGGACCATCTGCTAGTGCAAGTGCTATTCCACCTACAATTAAAGCAACTCCAGTAGCAATGGCTCCCACCTTGGCAAGTTTGCCCATATCAACTTTAGATGTGACGGTGGTTTTTACATTTTTAGGTTTGGGGCATTTCTTCTTTCTCTTTCTCGTTGGTTCAGCTGCTTGTGCTAGTTGCTCAGGTTGTGCTTGTGTTTGTGCAAGAGAACCAGTTTGATTTTGTTGTGTACCAACATACCATCTCTGTCTACCTCTGAGGAACGTGGTTATCTCATCCTCAGCTTCCATAGTTTGTTGAAAAGACGCAATAAACCTATCACTCACTTCAGTGAGTTGATCTGCTAAGTCTTCAATAGTTGCTGCGGCCATTAGCGTCGTCTACGTTGTTCGTCTATTCTTTCTCGTTCCTTCTGTAGGTGAGAAGATAGGAGGTTCACATACACATCCCGTTCCCACGGAATCATGTTTTCAATATCAGTCAAGCTATATTTATGGTGTTGAACTAACGAAAAATTCGTCTGGTAAAAGTTCATCATGCCCTCATGGAAGAGGGCTACGCGAAAAAATCAGCAAGACCTTCAATTACCACTTCATTTTGTACCTGTGTCTTAGGGTTCTTGAACTTAAGTACATGACGAAGTGAAGGCATAGTGTTAAAGAACTCCTGAATCATTCCAAACTGTGCATTGGTTAGAGTCTCTACCCAATCTCTAGCTTCCGTTGTTGTAAATGATCCTGTTGCTTCTTCACCCACATACACTCTCTTAATACATTTACCCACTAATTCATATGGATCTACCTTCTCTTGTGAGAATGTAATAGCAGCAAAGTATTCCATATCTGGATACTTCATTTCCACAGTGATGTCGTCACTGATCTTAAATATATTCTTATGTCCTTTTGGAAAATGTACCTTGACATCATCAACTAAGAATGACACGTTGATCTCTGTCTCTCCATCATCAGGGCAAGTGACTTTCATTTCGATCTCTTCACTGATAGACCTAGCACGCACCTGTAAGAAGATATATTCTATATCAAACAGAGCCATGTCATCAAGAACAATGTTCTTAGTGATGATACAGTTATTCAGTACAGTTTTTATTGCTTCTAACGTCTGTTCAGAATCTTTTGCTTCTAATGCAATGATTAAAGTCTTTTGTTCTTTAACAAGGAAAGGTCTATACTTAAGTTTCTTTTTAGTAGAAGGCACCGTCAACGTATACGTTGGCGTAACAATTTCAGGTAATGGCATAATTTCAAGTAATTAAATGACTATACTCGTAGTAGAATCCAACAGTAACTTTTACAAGTTGTGCAGGACCTGCAGAGTATGGTATAGATGATACGGTGTATGGATATGCTTTAACTAACTTAGATATGAAAGATAGTTTATACTCATCTGGTTCCATGTCCTCCTCTGGAGGTTTAATCCCGTACTTCTCTAGTTTTGCTATGGCGATGTCACAGGTATAGTGATCATAATACCTTTGTGCATATGCTAGATGACGATATTTAGACAAGGTATGGTCAGCACTATACATCTCCCTTGGCTTGTCTACTGCTCCAATGATGTAGTCTTGCCAACACCTAAAAAATTTAAAGGGTATGGAATCTGCATCACAATAGAAACTAACGTCTAACTCATTGTACACTTTAGCATTTGCCAATTTCTGAATCATACCCTTCTGGGGCATTTTGACATCAGAAGCTGACATGGTAACACCAGGCACCTGTATCTCATTACATAACATATTCAACTGGTAGTTGACAGTTTCACCTTTAGTAAGACCAGTAGCATTTTCTAAGTTCCGTTTGAAATGCTTATCAAGAGAATAACCTGCTTCACCAGGCAGTTCAGGACTTTGAATCGCGAACTGATATAGGTTAGACGCAGAGATACCACCAGACCGTGCGATGACGTTCCGTTTGAACTGTTCTATGCTTAATCCCTTTATTGCCATAAATATAGTATATGGTGTGACCATCTTTATTTATCATGGCATACAAAGGAAAATACAAAGTAAGAAATTACCGCAAGTATAAGGGAGATCCTACAGGGGTCATATACCGTTCTTTGTGGGAAAAGAAGTTCATGGACTACTGCGATAAGAGTCGTAATGTCATTGAATGGTCTAGTGAAGAACATATAATACCATACAAGGATCCAGTCGCAAAGAAGTGGCGACGATACTTCCCAGACTTCTACATGAAGGTAAAGGAAGCAAACGGTAAAGTACAATCATATCTCGTTGAGGTAAAACCACTCAAACAAACCAAATGTCCTAAACCTCGACGTGTCAAAACCAAAGCGTATCTTTCGGAGGTAATGACATATGCTACAAACGCAGCAAAATGGGAATCAGCAATCGAATACTGCGACGACAGAGGATGGAAGTTCAAGCTCATTACAGAACGCGAACTCGAAATTAAGTGAGTATTTTGAAGAGATAAAAGGAAAGAAATTATCTATATCAACAATGAGGAATGAGATCTTCAATGCATTGTTCGATAACGCTACAGACCAACCAGTATCAGGTAAATGGTACATCTTTGAATACGATCCTAAATTCAAAGATCAGTTAAAAACATGGGATCAATATCCGTTCGTACAGGTGATGGAATTCAAGAACGGTAACATGTTAGCATCTAACATACATCACCTATCATCAAAAGGTAGATTATCTGCTATAAATAACAACAGATTTCCTGAATCAACTTTACGTTATTATATTCCGAAGAATGCTGACAGCATCTTCTTTGAGGTAGATGAATTAGATGTACCGAAATTGAGTCAGTTTCCCTTAGAAAAATTTCATCGCAATAGGTAATGTCACAAGAGACACTAGAAGAAGCACAAGCGGTTCTGTCGTACCCGATGGGTATTGATCAAGTACCTTATGCTTCTTTTATGAAGATAATGAGATATGAATACCAAGAAGGTCTAGCGAAAGTTGCAGCTAACCAGAACGATGCATTGGGTTCATTTGCAAGAAGTGGTGCAATGTCAACACTAGTCAATGGTGTGACAGGTGCTATGTCTGGTGTGTATGGAGGAGTTGATGGTGGTGATGCAGATCATAGAATGAATGTGATAGCAGATGATATTGCAGAGGATGGTGTAAGTACTACAAGAAGAGCATGGGATTTCTTAGGATGGGCAGGTACAGGTAAACCTAAGACTGAGGTACCTGGCGGTGACAAAGAAATCACCCTACCGAATGGTACAACTACCACATGGAATGCATTAAAGAATGAGAAGGACGAACTATTAAATAACAGACGCAAAGGATTAGCAGCATCAGAACTGAACGTAGCTTTGCCAGAAGAATTCCAATACAGATATTCAGCAGACTGGGGTAATACATTTAAGATGGGTACCATGGCACTCATGGCAGACAATGCTGCTAAGTTTGCTGCACTAGGATTAGCAGGTGCAGGTGGTGGTGCATTATTGACAAGTACTTTGGGTAAACTTCAGGACGCTTCAGGTATGGTAGGTAATATACCTGGTATGCCTGGCGTTGATGACTATGCAAAGAACATGGCTGCTGGTGCAGAAATGACTACCAACCCGTTCGGAGTCAACGGGGAACTAAACATGACCAATATCGTTGGTCTTGGTGGTATGGCACCAAATGAAAATGCTATACAAATGTTCCAGAGAATGAACTTCAGAGACTTCACTCTAAGTTTCTCATTCGCTGCACGTAACTCTAAGGAATCAGAAGAGATTCAAACTATCATCGAATGGTTCAAGCGTGGTATGCATCCTGGTTCAAAGAATGCTAAGGGATCATCTGTCATGTTGACGTTCCCTGATGTATTTGTATTACAACCTATGTTCGTTAAGGTTGTTGAGGAAGAAGATAATGATGGACGCAAGAGTCTTGTACTTGCTGACGAACCAATACAGCATCCTATGATGCCTAAGACAAAGCTTTGTGCACTCACTGGTTTGAATGTAAACACCACACCACTAAGTGCAATCAATACACTGTTCGATGGAAGCATTCCACTTGTTACTGTTGAACTCAAGTTTGACGAGACAACTGCTCTTACAAGAATGGATATGGAAGGAGCAAGAACCAGAGTTAACAATCAAGTTGACAAAGGATTCGTTAGATCATCTAACATGGCAAATCACCCAGAGATCGGATACTAATGTTATTAAGGAACCTACCAGATTTACTATACAACTTCGGACCATCATCAGTTGATCCAAAGTTCTTAGTGACTAAAAATATATGGAGACGTGCTGAAATCCTACGTGAGTATAAGAATTCAGTTGTTGTATTTGATGAGTACACCGTAATGAACGGTGAGAAACCAGAAGATATTGCATTGAAAGAATATAACAATCCATTCTATAACTGGACTGTCCTAGTGATCAATGATATTACTAACTTCCATGAGCAATGGCCACGTTCATCACAACAGTTACAAGAATATTGCAATGCAAAGTATGATAACCCAGAGACAACTAAGGACTACATCACCACTGAGGTAAAGAAAGGTGATAGTATCATCGTACCTGCAGGTAAGGTAGTACCATCTACATTCCAAGTTACATACTACGATGGATCTAACAACGTTACTGTGAATCCAGTAGCAGCAAGATCATTCTTCCAGTTTGAAGAGGAGAAGAATGGAGAGAAAGAGCGTATACAGGTAATAAAACCAGAATTTATAGAGGACTTTGTTGAAGCGTACTATGTCCGAACAGGATATAAGGGTCATCTGGAGATTGGTTTGACCCCATCAGAAATTAATATGACATAAAAAAAGACCCCCGAAGGGGTCTTATTTTTTTAGTCTTCACTCGCTAGTTTAGCGAAGTAAGATAAGGTATCATCTTCTCCGTTTGAGGATGGGATGGTTGTTCTGTGGTT